GGACGCCGCTGGGGCCGCCGCTGGGGCCGCCGCTGGGGACGCCGCTGGGGCCGCCGCTGGGGCCGCCGCTTGGGACGCCGCTCGGGACGCCGCCAAGCAGGTCCTTGCCCCCACCGTCGAGCAGCTCCAGGACTCCGCGATCCAGGTGTTCACCCGCATGGTGCGCATCGGCAAGGACCCGGTCCCGGCCGCCGAGTAGCCCACCCCCAGACTCCCTCGGGCCGCCCGCACTGCGGCCCGAGGGCCCACACCCGAAGGACACGAACATGCTCGCTTGGTACTTCGTCGCCGCCCTCGGCGGCATCGCATTCGGCGCTATCGCCGCCCTGGGCTTCGCCTACCTGCTCGCCGAAACCCTCCTGAAGATCTACGACAAGAACGAGAACCCGAGCATCGACCAGGACTTCGACCCGGACGAGGAACGCCTCGACCTGATCGCCATCCGGGACCTGCTCACCGCGATCGACGCCATCTGCCACACCGACACCGGGGACGACCCGGAGACCGTGGCCGCGATGCGCCAGCTGCTCGAGGCGTCCGACCGGGCGCGCGACCGGTTCGAGGACCTGATCGACGACCTCGACGACGCGGCCGGGGACAGCGTCGACGACGCGCGCCCTATCTGCCTTAAGTGCAAGATCCCGTTCGACCCCACTGACACAAGCTCCGAGGGCTCGGCCATGCATGGTGGCGGCCCGTTCTGCCGCCACTGCGTGACCCTGTGCCACGACAGCGAGATCGCCGACCACCGCTGCATGGTGTGCACGCCGAAGACCGAGGCGGGCGGGCGATGAACTCCGGACCGGAGAATTACACCGAGGCGCTCAAGCTGATCGCCGAGGCCCGCACCATCGGCGCCGACGACCTGAGCCCGGCCGAGCTGCTTTTCGCAACACTGCTCGAGGCCCAGACCCGCGCCACTCTCGCGCTCGCCGCCGCGACCGCGCTGCAACACGACGCGCCATGGTGGCATGACGCCTCCGACCACGGCTCCGGCTGGGCGGAGGTCGCCAGCTGATGTGGCGCCTGAAGCGCACCGACATCCCCGGTGTCCCGGACGCGGTCCGCGTCTCGATCGAACCCGCCGACGACACCCCGGTCGCCGTCTCCGCCGAGGCGCTGACCGCCGCCACCGTCGGCCCTACGCCGCTCACCGACGCCGCGGTCATCGCGCAACTGCGCCAGCAGCTTGAGGCACGGGGCCGTACTGTCCTGCGCCTCCAGGCAGAGATCCGGGCATTGTCCGCGCCCCCTGCACAGCCACGCCCATTCCACGGCTGTCCGGGCTGCGCCGGGCTGCGCAAGACGATTGCCGACCTAGAGGCGGCGGCCAAGGCTGACCGGCGCCGGATCACCGAACTCCAGTTCGCCGACCCGGCCGAGAAGGCCCGCGTCCTCGGCGCGCCGCTGGCACCCATGGCGGAGACGTGATGGACTGCGTCACCCTGCCCGCGCACGGCACCCTCTCGCGCTACCACCGCCACGGGTGCCGCTGCCCCCACTGCCGTGAAGCAGCGCGCCTCTACGCCGCCCGGGTCGCACGCCTGACCGCCTACGGCCAATGGCGCCCCTTCGCCGACGCCGACCCCGTGCGCGAGCACCTCGCAGTCCTCGCCGAGTTCGGCATCGGCGCCCTGCGCGCTGCACGCCTCGCCGGCGTTTCACCCGGCGCCGTCCAACGCCTGCTGTGGCCGCAGAAGGGGCGCCCCGTCTCCCAGCGCATCCGCACCCAGACCGCGCAGAAACTCCTGGCCGTACGCCCCACCCTCGCCAACTGCGCCCCGCTCGCCGTCATCCACGCCGCCGGCACCCGCCGGCGCCTACAGGCCCTGACGGCCAGAGGGTTTCCCGCCGCGCATCTCGCGCCCCGTCTGGGTCTCGCGCCCTCCCACCTGTGCATGATCATGCGGCCGGGTTACAGCGGCCGGGTGCAGGTGGCCACCGCCCGCGCGGTCGCCGCCCTCTACGACCAGCTGTGGGACGCCGACCCGCGCGAGTGCGGGGTGCCGAAACACGGCGCCACCTACGCGCGCACCATCGCCAAGAAGCACGGCTGGCCGCTGCCGTGCGCGTGGGACGACGATACGATCGACGACCCCGCCGCGCGGCCGGACCTCGGCGAGCGCACTCGCCGCCAGGACGCGCTGATCGAGGACGCCGCGTTCATCACCGCGACCACCGGCATCACGGACCTCACGGTGGTCGCGGCGCGTCTCGGGGTGTCGCGCACCTACCTCGACAAGGTCCGCGAACGCCACCGCGCCGCACTCGCGCAGGCCGCCTGATGCCCGGCCGCGACCCGAACAAGGTCTACCGCAGCGACCACCGCCGCGAACGCGCCTGGGAGGCCCTGGACGAGGTGCCGCCCGGCGCCGAGTTCACCGTGCGCCAGCTGTGGACGGGCGAGCTCGGGCCGCGGCCGTGCGCCGGCTTCTCTATGACCTACCAGGTGGTGCGCGACGCCCTGAAGGCCGGGCTGCTCGAGACCACCGGCCGCGACCACACCAAGCAGGGCTGCCCGCGCCTCTACCGCAGGCCGCGGTGACCCATGACCTGCCACACCACTACAAGCGAAAGAGAGCAACGATGCACCACCCACCAAGCGCGCGGCGCTGAGCACATGGCCTTCTTCCAGATGGACGACAAGTTCCACTCCGAGCTGAGGGTGATGCAGGCCGGCACCGCAGCGTTCGGTCTCTACTCGCGTTGTGGCGACTGGGTGGCAGAGCACCTCACGGACGGATTCGTTCCGAACGAGGTCGCAGCCCTCTACGGCACGCGCGAATGGATCGAGCGCCTGCTGGCGGCTGGCCTGTGGTTGCCCGCAGACGGGGGATACACGATGCCGGACTACCTGGAGCGACACGGCAACTGGCCCGCCGAGAAGATCCGCGCCCACAGAGCCGCCGCCGCCGAGCGGCAGGCCAGGGCGCGGACGCGGAAGGCTGCCGCCGCACACGAAGACCCGTCACGCGGTGAGTCACGCGTGACTCACACCGCTAGTCACGCCGTGAGTCACAGTGCCCCATCCCATACCCATCCCATAGATCTTCTTCCTTCGGAAGAAGAGTCGGCGGCCGAGCCGCCCGACGCATCCGAGCCGAAAGAGCAGCCGGCCGAACGATCCGACGTCGAACGGCTCTGCCAGCACCTCGCCGCCCGCATCGCCGAAGACGGCAGCAAACCGCCCAGCATCGGCAAAGCATGGCGCGACGCCGCCCGACTCATGATCGACAAGGACGGCTACACCGAAGACCAGATCCGCCGCGCCATCGACTACGCCCACGACGACGAGTTCTGGCGCACCAACATCCTGTCGATGCCGACCCTGCGCAGGCAGTACACCGCCCTGCGCAAAAGCGCCCAGCGCGCCCAGAACCGCGCCGCCGCGCACCCCGACGACCTCGGGGGCGACGCCCACATGCAGCGCTTCCTCGAACGCCAAGCCGCCCGGAGCGCCCCGTGAACGAGCAGCAGACCGCGGCCCTGATCCGCACCGTCAAAGCCCTCTGCCCCGCGCAGAAGTTCGACGAGTTCACCCCCGACGCATGGCTGCTCGTCCTGGGCGACGTCCCCTTCGAAACCGCCCTGGGCGCGCTCAAGCCGTTGGCCCGCACCTGCCGGTTCATCGCCCCCGCCGACATCGCCGACGAGATCAAACGCCAGCGCGCCGCGCGCCCGGACAGCAAGACCCTCGACGAGGCCCTCACCGTCCCCGACGCAGACCCCGACGACGTCGCCGGCTACATCGCCGCCCTGCGCGCCGGAGCCACACGCCCAGCAGGCCTCGAACGACCCAGGCCCGTTGCCGCGCTGCTCGCCGGCGCCTTCCACGACACCCGCAACATCTGACCTGCAAGGAGACCCCATGTCCACACCCGTGAAGCTCGCCAGCGCCCTGCCCGGCGGAAACGCAAATGGCTTGGGCGCGATCCTCGACGAGCTCACCCGCGACCCCGAGGGCAAACGCGTCGTGATCGCGATCATCGACACGAAGAAGGTCGAGACCGACATCGACACCGGCGAGGTGGTCCCGGTCGTGCGCATCCGCCGTATCGAAGCCCTGACCGGGATGGACCTGCGCGCAGGCCACCAGCTGTTCCGCCGCGCCCACGAGCACCGCACCGGCCGCGTGCAGCTGCCGATCGAGGACGAGGACGAGATCCGCGAAGCGTTCGGCGAGACCGGCTTCCAGACCACGCTTGAGACCGACCGATGACCGCGACCGTCCAGGGCGGCATGAGCGCCCCCGTGCAAGAGGGACCGCCCGACAGGCCTGCCCGCCTGATGTGCCGGGGCCAGTGCGGCTACGCCCTGACCACCGAACTGGCCCGTGCCCGCGGGTTCGGGCACCGCTGCTGGGACAAGCTCCCGGCCCCGGTCCAGGACGCCATCACCGCCACCATCCCGGCACCCGCCAAGCCCCGGCGCCGACGCAGCCGCCCGGCCGAGCCCAATCCCGACCAGATCCCCATCGCCCCGGAGAACCCCGTGACCGACAGCGCGATCCTCGCCAACACCATCCGCTGCCTCGAGCTGTTCGCCGAATCCCAGCAGGCGCACGCCGCAGGCGACCACCAGCGCTGCCACGACCTGATCGACCAGGCCGCCACCGAGTGCGGCGCCGACACCGTGGTCCTCATCCGCGGCGGCATGACCATCGGCGAGATCCCCAAGCCCGACGACGAGGCCTGGCACCAATACCTCCAACACCAGCGCGACCGGCTCGCCCAGCTCGCCACCAGCGAGGCCTGACGTGATCACCTCCTACCTCGAACGCTGGGACCTCGCCAAGGAGGGATACCGCGTCGCGATCCTGCGCGACGGCGACACCCTCGAATGGCGCGAGACCACCGCCGACGGATGCACCACCGGCCGCGGCGCCACCCTCGAGCACGTCACCATGCCGACCGCCGCCCTGAACCTCATCAGCTCGTTCATGGGCGAGGGCTACGAGTTCGCCGGACACGAGCAGTACGACCCCGGGCAGCTGCTCGCCTACCTCAGCACCGAACAGGCGCTCGACATCGAACGCGCACGCACCGCCAGCGCCGAGAAGCTACTCGCCGAGGCGAGGGCCGAACTCGAGCAGCTGCGCCAAGCCGCCGCCACCGACCACCAGGCGGCGCACCGCGTACGCGAGGACTGGGACGCCGGCCGCGGCCAGTGCGACGACTGCACCTGCTGCACCGCCTCCGGCTGCCGCGTCGGCCTCGGCTCCACGTGCCCCACCGACCGGCTCGGCGACTCCGTCTGCCCCTGCACAGGAGACTGACGATGACCAACCAGACCCCGATCGAGGAAGCAACCGGCTACCTCGAAGCCCGCCGCATCCGTAACGCGATGCTGCGCCAAGAGGACACCAACCCCATCGACACCATCCAGGGCAAGCCCCTGACCGCGCACACCGTGCAGCTGCTGCTCGAGCAGATCCAGCTCGACGGCCAGCGCCTGACCGAGCTGCGCCGCCAGCTCGACGCCGCCGAAGCCCAACCCGCCGGCCTCGAGCAGCTGCTCACCCTCATCGCCGACCTCGCCAGCGCCGACGAATGCGAACTCGACCGTAACGGCGGATGCCAAGTCCACAACTACCTCAGCCTCGAACCCGGCGAACTATGCCCCCACGCCGAAGCCAAAGCCGTCCTCGCCGCACGCAAGCAGCCCGAGCCCAACCCGCTCGAGTCCGCGGTCGCCGAGGCCCGCGCCGACATCGCCGCCACCCCGGCCGACCCCGAGCCCGCACCGATCCGGCACGCATGGCTCATCGAGGCAGGCGACGACTGATGCCCCGCCGCATCGACGACCTGCTCGCCATGCCCAGCAGCCGCCACGCCTTCAGCCGAGAGATGGCCGCCGCGATGACCGAGGCGACCTTGCAACTCAACATCACCAGCGCCGCCCGAGACCTCGGCTGGCGTCCGTACCATACGCACGACTCACGGCGCAGCCAGCCCGGGTTTCCCGATTTGTGCCTGATCCACGCCCGCAAGGACCGGGTCATCTTCGCCGAACTCAAAACCGAGGCCGGCCGCACCACCAAGGACCAGCGCGCATGGGCCGCCGACCTGCTCGCCCTCACCGTCGTCGAGTACTACCTGTGGCGCCCCTCCGACTGGCTGGCCGGCGACGTCACCCGCATCCTCGCCGCGAGGCCGGCATGAGCGGCCACCACATCGACTGGCGCACCGCCAGAGCCCTCCAGGAACAACGCAACGAGACCCCCCTGAGCGGCGGCCTGTCCCTCAACGACGCCCTACGCACCCTCGCGCTCGGCCCCGCACCCCGTGGCGTCCCCATCGGCGCCGCCTGGTTCTACGACCACGCCCCCTACACCTGCGGCTACGACGACGGCACCCGGATCCGACACCGCGACACCGGCCAGACCGGCGTCGTCGTCTCCACCCGCCTCGGCGGCGGCGACCTCTACGTCCTCGTCCACTGGGACGACACCGAATACCCGCACGGCCACTGCGACGTGCACTTGCCCGAATCCCTCGAGATCACCGGACCAGCCAAACCCACCCGCACCGCGCTCAGGCAGCCAGAACAGCTCGCACTCGACGACGTCGCCGCGAGGCCCACATGACCACTCGCGCCACCCGCGACGTGCGCGAAGACGCCAAGAAAGTCCTCGCCAACGCCCTGCCACACCTCGGCCCCGGCGACCCCGAATACATCGCCCTCGGCCTGCTCGCAGCCCTCGACGGCGCCCGCGTCGGCCTGGTCGACCTCACCCCACCCGACGACCCCAACGCCGACTGGCACCCACCACCCGGCACCATCCCGGCCGCCGCCGACACCCCCGGAACCACCGCCTACCAGCAAGCCCGCGCAGCACTGCGCGCCACCACCGAACCCCAGGAAGGCCGACAATGACGGAGACCCCGGCCTCCACGCCGAACGCCACCATCCGCCGCGCCGCAGACGCCATCGACCTCGCCGCGGCCGGAGCCAAATCCAGCGCATCCGGCCGCTGGTACGTCGCCACACCCGAAGGCGGCTACCCGCAGACCGTCAACGAGTCGGCCACGGTCACGCTCAAGGCGAACACCTTCGACGAGCCAGGACAACCACAGAGCACGAGTCGCTTCATCGCCTCTATGGATCCCGTCGTCGCGTTCGGTGTCGCGAAGCTGCTCAACGCCGTGGCGGACGCCGACCTCGCAGCAGCCCACGCCGCGGCGGCGGACCTGGCCGTCGACTACCTGCGCGAAACACGCACCTGCCCGGCCTGTGACGCGGAAATTCCGATCACCGCCAGCGGCGCGCTCGTCCAGCACGGCACCATGGCGGCCGACTGCCCGGGAGGGCTCGCCCGATGAACCGCACGCCCGAATGTCCACACTGCCCCGACGGCCACGACGACCCCAGCACGAAGCCATGGGCCGTGTCCGTGGGCCCCGAACGCGACGGCGACGGGCAACCGCTCACGCTCCACGTCGGACCGACGAACTGCGCCCACGTCGCCGAGTCCGACGCCGAGTGGCTGCGCCAGGTCATCCGCGACGCCAAGGCCACCCGTCACGCCCCGCTCGCCGATGAACCCCGGAGCGCCCCATGAGCCTCTGGGCCCTGCCACACGACCGCAACGGCGCCCGCTGCATCTGCGGTGAGCCGGTCTACCTCACCTCGGACGGCTGGCGAGACCGCCACGGCAAAGGCCGCCACCGCGAACCCACACCAAGGAGGTACGCATGGTGACCCGAGGCGCCCGCATCGGCCGGCGCATCCTCGACACCGCGGCACGACTACCGATCTACGTGCTGCTCGTCGCCGCGCTCACGCTCGTCCTCACCACCGCCAACGACGCACCCCACGTCACCACCGCAGCCGCCTACGCGCGCAGCAGCCCATGACCCGCAACCGCAACCGCGCCTGCACCGGCAAACAGCGCCACGCCAGCAGGGAACAGGCCCGCGACCAGCTCGAAGCGCTCGTGCGCAAAGGCGCGCCACGCGGCCGTCTGGAGGTCTACAAGTGCCGGTTCTGCGGATGCTGGCACACCGGACACCGCATCGGATCCGGCGGACGGCGCAGATGAGCGGCCACCACCGGTGACCGGCCACCAAACCCAACCACCATCATGAGAATGTAAGGACACTCCGATCAACATCCCCGACGAAACCCCCCAGCCGCCCAGGCCGGCCGCAGATGTCTTCATCTGCCCGCTGCCCGACTGCGAATGGCGCCACCACGCCCCCGCGATCTACGAACTGCCCGAGGGCATCACCCCGGACGAGCTCGGCGAGTACAGCGCCAAACGCACCAACGAGATCGAACAAGCCCTCACCCTGCACTTCACCGGCGACCACAAGACCACCGACTGGGTCAACGAGGTCTCCCGGCTGCGCACCCTGCTTCGCGAACGGCCCCCGCTGATCTGCGCCCTGTGCTTCGTCGACCGGCACAACGCCCGCGAGGCCGGCCAGCCGCTGCCGCCGCAGGAGCTCGCTCAGCTCGTCGTGAACGGCGCGAGCGTCTGCCCGGGACACGTCACGATCGTCGACGGACCACCGCCGACGCCGGGCCGCACCGGCTCCGGGCTGATCGTGCCGGGAGCCTGAGCCGATGCCGAACTGGGTCTACGACCTCATCAACGCCGTCGCGCAGTACGAGGAAGAGCACGGACACCGCAACGACGGCTGGCCGTGCCTGAGCGCAGCTCTCGCCGCCGTCCCGGCCGAATACAGGCACAAGGCATCGGCCATCGCCGAGTACAAGCGCCAGCAGGCGGACGCCGAGAACCAGCCGTCGTGAGTGCGCGCCGAGGGTACGCCGTTCCCCACGGTCGGCGTACCCTCAAGGTGGCGACGCTATCGAACTGAAGTTCGAAGGATGTCAGTGCAGATCAGTAGGCTTAGACCAACAAGAACCCCGGCGACGGAGGCAACCGTCCCGGGGCGTGGCCGACTGCGAGGAGTCGACGTGGCCCAGCCTACAGTTACCGGAACCTGTGTCCACTGTGGAACGACTTTCGAGAAGCGCGCGCGGAGTGGCCGTGAGCTGAAGTTCTGCTCCAGGCAGTGCGCAGGAAGCATCCACAGGAAGAGCGATAAAGAACGCACCTCGCACGTCAGCATGGAATGCGAACAATGTGGAAAGCAATTCAGCTACCGGGCAACGGCTCAGATAGTGCCGCGCCGCTACTGCTCGCGAGCGTGCTTCGGCAAGGGCTACAGCGCCGATGCGATAGCAAGGAACACCGTCGAGGTGAGGGCGCTCTGCCCATACTGCCAGCAGGAATTCACGCACCTCGCGAAGTCGCCACGCACCTTCTGTTCGCGCCAGTGCCGAGCGCGCGGCGTCGCCGTGGTCCCAGCCGGGCAAGATCCAGCCCGCTGGCGGAAGCCCAAGAACCCCAAGTTGTGTGATAGCTGCTCGCAGCCGTACATGCCGACGAGCGCGCGGCAGCGATGGTGCGAGACGTGCGTGCCCGATAAGGCAGCCGCGGCGCGCGCGAGGCGATATGGGATCACCGCGCAGCAGTTGAGCGCTCTTTTGGCGACGCACGACGGGATGTGCTGGATCTGCCGCCAGCAGGGCGCCCAAGCGATCGATCACTGCCATGAGACCGGGCGCGTCCGCGGCGTGCTCTGCCGCTCGTGCAACATGGCACTCCACTATGTCGAACAAGCCGGTTGGTGGGATGCCGCCACCGCCTATCTGAAAGGAGGTGATCAAAGTGCCGAGTAAGAACAGCAGCGGACACCGGAAGTCTCCGGGTCCGATGCATTCTCAGGCACAAAGATCGATGGAGGTACCTCTTCGCATCCCACAAGCCGTTCGCGCGTAAATGGGCTGATGAAGTGGTGGCCGAGCGAGGTAAGAAGACCGGTTTCCACTTCCTGCCCAAACGCAAGAGCATCCGTAAGAAGTAGCCTCGCGCGCCCGCCCTGTGCTCGAACTAGTGTGCGAGTACCGTTGGGTGTGGCGCTGGAGAGGATCCCGCGGCCCGACATGGCCGTCGGGGCTTCCCCCCTCGTACCGCGGGTGAACTCCAGCGCCACCACCCCGACCACCCGGAGGCACCGTTGGCCACCATGACCCGGACCGGCGACACGTCACCGCCGCGGTGCACCAGGCGCCGGTCGCTCGTCACGGTCGAGACCAACGAGGGCGGCCAGCTGCTGCTCGCCGCCGTACACAAAGCACTCGAGCACCTCCCCGTCCGCGTCGAACCCGTGACCCGCACAGCAGGAAGGAACCACAGTGTCTGAGCCCGTCATCGCCGCCGCGGAGACCGCCGCGGCCGCCGCCGTCCAGGCCGCCGTGAAGGAACTCGCGCCCGAGGCCGAGCAGCTGCTTCGCGAGCTGGAGAGCGTCGCCCAAGGCGAACTCTCCAGGCTCGAGGCGGCCATCCCGCAACTCGCTGCCAGAGCCGAGGGCGCGTCCGCCCATGCCGTGAACGAGGCACACCAGCACCTCACCGCGCTGCTCGAGCACCTGCACTCCGTCCTCGGCGCCGGCGCCCCTGCGAGCGGCGTGGACCCTACCGTCGGGCCGACGGCGCCCACCCAGTCCTGACCCACTTCGCCGGCATCCGCGACCTCCTGCGCAAACGGGTCCACGCGGACTTCGCCGAAATCGAACGCGCACTCGCCGCGCTCGAGCACGACCTGGCCGCCGCGCTCCACCACTGCCATCACCACGGTGGCAACAGGAGCACCCCGGCCAGCATCACCCTCACCGCAACCCAAGGAGGCACCACCATGGGCACCTACGCCCCCGGCGCACCGATCGACCTGACCGCGGACGTCAAGAACGCCGAGCAGCAGGACATCACCGACCAGGTCAGCTGGTCGACGACTGCGGGCACCGTCACGCCCGACGCGACCAACCCGCTCAAGGCGGTCCTGACCGACGCGCCGCTCGGCGACACCACCGTCACCGCCACCACGTCGAACGGGATCGCGGCCACGGACACCGTCACGGTCGCGGACCAGACCCCGGCCAGCATCACCGTCACCGACGCGGCCGCGTAGTGGACGCAGCAGACCTCGACAACCGCTTCAGCTACCACCCGCCGCACGGCGACCAGACCCAGCGCTACGAGGCAATCCGCGCCCGCGCGAAGGACTTCGCCGCGCTGCTCAACGGCTTCTGCCCCGACTCGCGGGAGAAGAGCCTCGCGGTCACAGCGCTGGAGGAAGCGGTGATGTGGGCCAACGCGAGCATCGCCCGGAACGAGGCCGCCCCAGCGGCTCCAGCCTCGTAGCGACCCAAGACCGGCCGCCCCCGACAGGGGATGCGGGGGCGGCCACCCACCACACAGCGGAGAACACGATGACCCGGACCAGCGAACTACATCAGTACCGATACATCCACCCGAGCGGCAAGATATCGCGCCGCCTGCCGCTGCCGCTCATGACCCGGCTCAGGCTGCGCGTCAAGCGACGCATCGACCTGGCTTGTGGCTGGCTTTGCGAGCACGGTCGTGACAACCTGGCGGTGCTGATCTGGCGCGTCTGTGGGATGTGGCCATGAACCTTCCTGCACGCCCCGAACTCTCGGTCGACCCAGGCGAAGCCCTGTCGGACGCCCACGCGCTGCTCGCCGTCCTCGTCGAACAGGCCGGCGGCCGCGTCGAAATCCCCGCCGAACTCTGGTACCGCGCCAAGTACGAGGACGGCGAGTTCGTCCTCTTCCAGCACCAGAAGCCCACCGAGCAGGTCATCGTGCTCGAGGTGCGCCGATCGAGCGCTCAGGCGCCGGCCGCCGCCAAGCCGGACGAGGGGGTCGTGGACGCCGAGATCGTCGACGACGCGCCGCCGACCTTTCACCACGAGCCGCACCCGGAGCTTCCCGGCGTCGTGCGGCCGGTCCTGGACCAGGCGATGCGGATGGACCCGGCAACCGGCGCGGTCGAGTGGGGTAACTAATGCCCACCGACCCCATCGCCATCCACGTCAACGCCACAAGTAGCGCCTGGGACGAGGCCATCGACTCCTGCCTGGACGAGCTGCGCGCGCTCTGGGAGGCGCAGCACCCGGACGGCGTCGACGGCAAGAACTGGGACGAGTGGCAGCAATGGCACGAACAGCAGGAGAAGCCGGGATCGGCCAACGAGTTCGGCGGCTGACGTGAGTGTCATCATCATCCCGGTCCCCGTGCAGACCGGCGCAGCCAACGACAACGGACCTACCTGGGTTGTCGCCGTCATGTGCGTCCTGCTAGCGGCGGCCGTGCTGCTGGGCATCATCGCCACGTTCATAGTCGTCCGGGATGTGCTCGAAGAACGTCGTGCGCGGCGGAAGCGCTAGCCGTCGTCCTCATCGTCATCCGCGCGGCGCCACGCGTTCTCTTCCGTGACCTGCGCAAGCCGCAACATCCCCGCCGACTCCCACGGCTTCAAGTCATCGCTGGTGCGCGTCCACAGGCCGCGCTCACCGTCCGGCCCGACGGTCTCCGCGATCAGCAGCCATTTCGTGACGATGCCGCCCTCCACGCGCCGGAACACGTCCTCGATCCCGGTGGCCAGCTCGGCCGTGAGCTTGTCGCCCAGCTCGCTCATCGCGGCACACCCTTCCCGGCCGTATGGCCGTCCCACACGTTCCACACCCACGTCTGGACGTTGAGGTGCGTGAACCGCGCGCCCGCGTCGAGCATGGCCACGAGAAACAACTCGTCCTCACCCTGATACCGGCCGTCGGGCAGCGTGCGTCCCTCCGGGAAACCACCCGCCTTGCGCGCCATCGACGTGCGGCACATGAACGTGATCGGGATGAACGAGCCGCGCTCGCGTAGATGCCGCGCCTGCTCGGCGCCGAACGGAACCCCCCACGGCTTCACCATCCGGCCGCGATAAGTGACCGCCGTCGGCTCTGCCCCCGTCGCGCGCGGTGTCGAGTAGACGAGATCGTAGTCGCCGAGCGCATGCTCCAACGCGCCGAGATGATTACGCAGCAGCTCGTCATCGTCATCGAGCCAGGCGATCAGGTCACACTCGACCCGCGCCAGCGCCCGGTTCCGCGTCGCCGCCGCACCCGTCCGATCCGGATCCGCCTCGATCACCAGCTGATCCGGCGCACGGTGCTGCGCCAGCACCGAATCCACCGCACGCGCAAGCAGAAGCTCCCGGCCGGGGATCGTGGGGATGACGACCGCGATCGACTGGCGGGTCACCGCTGTTCCTTCAGCAGCGCCGCGACCGTGCGCTCCACACCCGCCTCCAAGCCCAGCGGATGCCGCCACCCCGCACCGGCCAGCCGCGACGGATCCAGTACCACATCACCGTCCTGGCCGAACCGCAACTCCTCCAGCAGACGCAACGTCACCTGCGGCACCTCACGCCCGGTCTTGAGCATCGCGGCCACGATCAGACCCGCGAACGTCGCGTGATCCGTCTCCTGCTCGCCGGCCACATGACAGTGCGTCCAACGATCCGGGGCGTGCTCGAGCATCCACACCCACGCCGCCGCACAGTCCCGCGCATGGATGAACCGCCGCCACCCCGGCGCAATCAACACATCCTCGCCCGCCAACGCGCGCCGCACGACGCTCGGCAGGAACCGCGCCGACGGCTGCCCCTCCCCGAACACGTTCGCCGTGTGCGAGACCAGCACCGGCACGTCGTACGCCTTCCGGTAGGCGTAGGCGAACGCGTCCTGGCCGGCTTTCGATGCCGCGTACGGCGAGAGCGGCCGCACCGGCGAAACCTCCGTGAACGGACACACCCCGACGCCGAACACCTCAGCCGACGACACCTGCACGAACCGCTTGAGCCCCGGGCGGCCCCGCGCCCACTCCAGCAGAGCGAAACACGACCCGACGTTCGCCAGCGCCAGCCCCGGCTCCTGGGTGACCATCCCTGCGTCCGCGTACGCAGCCAGGTTGATCACATAGTCGACGGCGCCCAGCGGCTCTTCCGCCACGTTGTAGATCCAGGTGACCCGAGGCAGCTCCCGGCGCAGATCCGGCACGGTGCTCTCGTCGAGCGCCACCACATCCCAGTCAGTCTCTTCGAGCACGTAGTCGACCACGTGGCGCCCGATGAATCCGGCCGCGCCTGCCACCAGGACCCGCGTCACACCGCGCTCCCGAACCGGGCGTACCGCGCCTCGAACAGCGCCCGATCCGCCGCCTCCGACCGGGCACCCAGGGCGTACACCTCGTCCGTCTGCGCCTTACCCCACGCCGGATGCATGTGCTCGATCACGCAATCCCGCGCCGCGACGAACGCGCCGCGCTGCTTGGCCGCGCAGACGATCTCGTCATCCGCGAACCAGTGCGAGTAGCCCTCGTGCATCACCACCCCGGGCTCACGCCACCCGGCGCCGTGCTCGTCCACATAGGAGCGGCGCAGCAGGAAATGCGTCGCGTGCTCCCCGGCCAGCACCTTCGGATGCCCGAGATCGTTCGTGCCGATCACCCCGCACGCCTCGTCCGCCCCGGCGCGCATCGCCGCCTCATGCCAGCCCGGATGGAAGCGCACGTCCTCCCCGACGAACAGCGCCCACGTCTGATGCGTCGCCCGGAAGCCGGCGTTCACCTTCTGCGGCATCGTCGTGCCCTCACACATCACCACACCCGCGCCCACGTCCAGCCACTCCCGCTGAACCGCCTCGTCGAGGTGATACGCGCACGCCGAGACCAGCGACCCGATCCATGGCGAACCCGACGCCCTTAGCGACTGCATGAACGGCCACGCCATCCCGCGCCGCATCACCGGCACCAGAATGTCCACACCCTCAGCAGGCGACATACGTCCTCCACTCGTACACCAGTTCGAATAGAATGAGCACAAAGACCCCGGCGAGCGCTGCGAACGCTCCCGGGGCATGGCCGACTGTTGAGGAGTCGACATGGAGAAGCGTACCTGCACCCTGGACGGGTGCACCGGGCCGCACAAGGCGCACGGCCTCTGCGGAACGCACTACGCCCAGGCGCGCAAGCGCGGTGAGTACCGATCGCGGCCGACGGATATAGAGCGCTTCTTGGCCAAGGTCGAGGAGCAGCCCAACGGATGCTTGTACTGGAAAGCGGCTCTCACCGAGCAGGGATACGGCCAATTCAAGCTCCATGGCCGCATGATGGGCGCGCATCGCGCCGCCTACCTGCTTTTCGTCGGCGATATACCGGAGGGGTTCGAGGTCGAACACGTGTGCCATTCGGCCGACGTGACGTGCCCGGGCGGGGATGACTGCTTGCACCGTCGCTGCGTCAATCCAGACCCGGCGCACCTCGAGGCGATTACGCACGCAGAGAACACCTTGCGTGGAAGAACGGTGACGGCAGCCAATGCCGCCAAGACTCACTGCCCGCAGGGCCATCCATACGACGCGGCGAACACCTACATTTACCCGAGCACCGGCGGCCGTGGCTGCCGAGCTTGTATCGCGGTCGCTGCCGCAGTACGCGTCCGAAGCTGAGATCAACTTTAACCCCCGTAGGCGTTTTCCCACAGGCGAATGTGGTTTTCGATGATGCGCTGCCGTGCGACCTCTCGCGCGGCAGCGCCCATGCGAGCGCGCAGGCCTGAATCGGCAGCCAGGATCCGTAAATACTCAATCCATTCATGGTCGCGCTTTACGAGGAATCCTGTCTCGCCATGGCGGACGAAGTCCGAGTACGGCGTGATGTCGCTGGCCACGACGACGATCCCGCGCGCGCCATATTCAAGAGCTTTGAGGTCGGATTTCGCCCGGTTGAACTGGGTCGGCGCGAGCGGCGCCAACCCCACCTGCCAGTCCAGCCGCCGCATATACGCCAACGGATCCGACCAGATCGGCACCCACGGCACCAGCCGCCCCCACGGCGCGCCCACGACGTGCCGATAGTCGACCCCCATGAACGTCATCCCGATCCCGGGGTGCCGGGCAAAGAATCGGCGCAGCGGCCCGCGCACGTATGCGAAGTCGCCGGCGTGCGTGTCGGAACCGGCCCAGCCGACCGTCATCGGGCCGGCCTGCGCAACCGGCGCCAGCCCGAGCACCGCGGAGTCGAGACAGTTCGGCAGCACGAACACTGGCGCATCGACCTCGTACTGGGCCTGGACCACCCCGGCGAGATAGGCCGTCGAGACCGTCACCGCGTCGGCCGACCGGATGTTCTCCAGGAAGCGGCGCCGCACCGCGACGTCGTTGTAGAACGCCCGCGCCATCGGCGATCCCAGATCGACGTTGAGCAGATCATCGTCCAGCTCGAACACCCGGCGCACCTCCCCGGCCGCGGCCAGCCACCGCTTCGACGTGCCCTCGTTGCTGATCCGCTGCCCCACCAGCACATGACTGGCCGGCCGACGCCCGGGTTGGAACGGCAGCACCATCCGGTACTCCACCGCGTGCCCGCGTGCCGCCAGCGTGTCCAGCGGCAGCTTCATCCGGTAGTAGCCGACACCGTCCTCACCCGCGAGCCACCCGCCGACAGTGAGGGGCCTAGAACTGTGTTCCACGCTCACGATGATGGCACGTCTTAGTTCATATGTTCGACAGTGAGCCGTATCATCATGGGCATGACCATGGTGACGGACGAGATGGTGCAGGCAGCGCGCCGATGCATGCCCGCGCGCTGGTCCATGGACGACCTCCGCAACGCCATCGCGGCCGCCATCGCGGCCGTGCCACCGTTCGGACTAGTGTTCGAACCGGGAGTGGAACTCAGCGACGAGGACCGGGCCGAGTTCAGCCGACTGCTCGAAGACAGCGCCTCGGCGCCGATCATCCGGCTCCCGCCCGGACAGATCATCGTGCACGAGCCGCAGCTTCACCCCGCGCTCGACCACCCGCTGGTCCTCGGCGGCATCAGCGAGATCGCGGCACAGCTCGAGGTCGCCCGATCCACCGTCGTCGGGTGGATCAAACGCGCCGAGAAGATCGCCATGCCCGGCCCGATCGCCGTCCTCGCCGCCGGCCCCGTGTACGACCTGACCGCGCTCGAGGCGTGGCACAAGGCGTGGAAGAGCGGGGATGTCGATGAGTAACGACTTCGGCAACGTATACGAAGCCCTGCTAGAGCTGGACACGATCTGCAAACAGAATTCCGTCGAACCGATCAGTTACCTGCCCGCTGTGATTAAGGGAGCGGAAGGTCTACAAGGGCTCGTCAAGCGCGTTGACGAGCTGAAGGTTGCACTCAGCGGAAGTTGCGACGACCTCGAAAGGCTTCTCCAGCACATTCGGGGATCGTGCGATCTTTGCCAGGGCAAGCCGCCCGCTGGCTTCATGTGCTCCGCCTGCGGCCAGGAAGGCGCTGATCCAACGATAGGGGCCAACGGTGGCGGGGGGTGACTTCGGCGGCAGCACACACCAGAGCGCCGAGTTGCGCAGGCGCATCGTCGAGTTGCGCGATCAGGAACTGAGCTTCCGCCAGATCGCCGCCGAGGTCGGCCGCGATCTCAATACCGTCTGGTACCACTACCAGGCCGCGATGCGTCAGATCCCCGCAGCGGCCGTGGAGGAGCACCAGAAGAAGGTTGCGGCGCGGCTTGACGAGCAGCTGCGCCGGATCGACATGGAGCGCGAAGTCCTCATGGAGATCCTGGCCAAGCGCCACGTCGTGATCAGCAACGGGCACATCGTGAGCGAGATCGTCGGCGAGGACGAGGAAACCGGGCGCCCGATCTACGGCGAGCCGTTCGAGGACGACGCGCCTACCATGGCCGCGATCGACCGCCTCGGCAAGCTCGACGACCAGGAGGCGAAGCTGCTCGGGATGTACCCCAAGCAGCAGGTCAGCATTACCCGCGAGACCAGTGAGCTCGATGCCGCTGTCATCACCCTGATCGGGAAGGCGAAGGAACGCGCCGACGCCAAGCGGGCCGAGATCGAGCAGCGGGCGGCCGGCCAATGACGGCCGTCCTCGAGCAGCCCTCACCGACCGAGTTCGACCTCGACGCATACCTCGCGTCCTTCGACCTCCAGCAGCTGGGGGAGCCCGAGTGCCGACGCGTCCTTACCGCAGTCGACCCGCTGCTGTTCTGCCTGCTCTATCTCCCGCACCATCTCGCGTCGAAGGAAACCCACGACGAGATCAGCTTCTCCAGCTTTCACCTGGACCTGTGCACGTGGGCTGAGACATGGTCGCTGGCGCACCACGGCGAGGCCGAAGAACGCACAGGCTGGGTAGCGCCCCGTGGCTCGGGCAAGTCGACCTGGGGGTTCCTCGGGCTGCCGATGTGGGCCCTCGCGCACAGGCACCGCTCCTACGTCGCCGCATACGCCGACTCCGGCTACCAGGCGCAGCAGCACTTGATGTCGTTCAAGCTCGAGCTGGCCACGAACCAGCGGCTGCGCGAGGACTACCCGGACCTGTGCGCCCCCGCGATGCGCGGCGGCGCGACCGTCGCCGACCGGCAGGACATGTACATCGCCCGTTCCGGCGCGGCGTTCACCGCCAAGGGCATCGACTCATCCACGCTCGGCGCGAAGATCGGCAAGCAGCGCCCGGACCTGATCCTTTTCGACGACATCGAGCCCGACGAGGCGAACTACAGCCAGTACCAAAAGGAGCAGCGCCTCAAGAGCGTGCTCCAGGCCGTGCTCCCGATGAACCTCAACGCCATCGTGATGTTCCTCGGCACCACCACCATGCAGGGCTCGATCATCCACGACATCGTCCGCCAGGCCACCGACCCCGAACCGCCCGACTGGCCGCGCGAAGAGAAGATCCGCGTCCACTACTATCCCGCGATCCTGGCCGGCCCGGACGGCGCGGAACGCTCCCTATGGCCGCAGCGCTGGTCGCTCGAGTTCCTCCAGTCGATCCGCCACACCGCCAGCTACAAGCTCAACTTCGAGAACCAGCCCGTCAGCCAGGGCGGCTGGTGGCAGCCCGGCGACATCCGCTACGACAAGCGCCCCAAGTACGACCGGGTGGTCATGGTCGTGGACGGCGCCGTGACCGCGAAACCCACCTCGGACGAGACCGGGATCGCGATCGTCGGCCTGTCACTGCGCGAACGCAAGCTGTTCGTGCGCGAGGCAATCGGCATCCGGCTGACCGGCGAACCCCGACGCCGCCGCATCATCGACCTGATCGTCGCCAACGACGTCGACTACGTCCTGGCCGAGGCGAACCAGGGCGGCGACATGTGGCACACCGAGCTGCACGACCTACCGGTAAAGCTGAGCACCTTCACCCAGAAGGAACCCAAGCCGCTACGCCTGCGACGGCTGCTCTCGGTCTACCAGCGCGCCGGGGGCGCGATCGCGCACGAGAAGGTGCTGCCACAGCTCGAGGCGCAACTGCGCGGCTACCCGAACGTGCTGCACGAGGACATCGCGGACGCGGAGGCCGCAGCTGTGGAACACCTCGTCGCCATGATCTTCAGCTCGGCGGCCAACCGCCGCGACCAGGCGCTCGTCCATCAGTTCTCCTACCGGTAGAAAGGGGCCCCCTCGTGTCGCTCGATGGCGGCTATGCGCCGAACGACTTCACCTTCACAGGCGAACTGCTCGAGGAGTGGCCGCGCGACGATCTCGAACTCGCCCTCGCCGAGATCACCGCCAACGTGGACGGCTACGACCACGCCCAGGAATACGACGAGATCAACCTGTGGGAACAGAACATGATCTCCCGCGAGGGCCGCACCCTGCGGCAGGCGGACATCGAGTTCGACCCCAACTTCTGCAGTCCCGTGATCGACGCGCTCAACGACCGGCTCATCATCACCAGCGTGACCGCGACCGCCGGCGCCGACACCGACACCGAGGCCTCCGACGCCGCGACAAAAGCCCTCGCGCAGGTCATGAAAGCCAACGAGATGGAATCGCGCTACCGCGACTGGAACCGCAAGACCCTACGCGACGGCGACGGCTACATCATCGTATGGCCCGACGAGACCCGGGCGCCCGGCGCGCAACCCGAGCTGACGCGCGACGTCGACCCGACCGACGGCACCGCCGCGGCCCCCGCGACCGGGGTGAACATCACCTACGGCGATCCGCGCACCTGCCGCATGTTCTACGACCCGCAGAACCCGCGCATCAAACTGTTCTTCGCGATGATGTGGGAGACCACCCTCGCGGGGGAGAAGAAGCCACGCATCCGCATCGACCTGTTCTACCCGGACCGTATCGAGAAGTGGGTCAGCGGCCCCGGCACCCGGCAGAAAACGGCGAAAGAGTTCAAGCCGTACCTCGACCCGGACGACGACGGGGACAACGACTACCCCGGCTCCGGCGACGACGAAGACGGCGATACGGCGCCGGCCGCGGTATGGCCGATGCCCAACCCCTACGGGCAGATCCCCGCCTGGCACCTGCGCACCGCGTACGAGTACGGCAAGCCCGTGCACGCGAACGCGTTCGCGTTGCAGGACGGCATCAGCAAGCTGATCGAAATGCTGATGGTGACGATCGATTTCCAGGGCTACCCGCAGCGCTACGCCATCCAGGAGGCCGACAGCCTGGGCACCCAGTCCATCCGTGAGGATCCGCTCGCGGAGCACTCGCCCGCGGACTGGGACCGCGACCCGGCCGTGACCATGTACTCCACCAGCAGCATCCCGCCGGGCGCGGTGAGCAACGAGACCGGGTCGGAGTACGAGGCCAACCCGGGCGCGATGCAGATCTACAAGGGTTTCAAGGAGGTCTCCCAGTTCTCCACGGCCGACCCGAACGCGTTCCTGGAGCCGTTCAAGCAGCTCATATTGAGTATCGCGACGACCACCGGCACGCCGCTGTGGAAGTTCTCCGGGATCGGCGCGCAGACGCCCTCCGGCGAGATGCTGAAGATCGCCGAATCGCCGCTGGTACAGCACGCGCTCGACTTGATGCCGCTGCTCGGCGCGCCACCGCAGGAGGCGTACGAGTTCGCGCTGAGCATCCTCGGCATCACCGCCACGGTGAAGATCTCGTGGGCGAACCCGGCCACTTCGGATCTGATGGAGATCTGGCAGCTGGTCAAGACGAAAATCGAGCTGGGTGTGCCGCGGGACGTCGCGTTCATGCAGGCCGGCATCTCCGAGGCACAGGCGCAGGAATGGGCCAAGACCTACAGCGACACGTTCGCGACCGCCGCCTACTACCAGGGCCGCGCCGACATGTACCTCGCCCAGGCCGAGCTGCTGCGGCAGCAGGCGGTCGCGGCGAAAATCGCCAACGGCGTCCCCCAGCGCGTCGCCCTGATCGAGGACGGCCGCAACGAGCACGACGTCGACGAGTGGCTGGCCGACACCGAGCAGGAACGCACCCTCGAACGCAAGGTCCAGATCTTCCAGCAGCTGACCCAGGGCATGCAGTCGCTGGGCATGGCCGTCAACCTCAACGTGGTCAGCCAGGAGGGCGCGAACCAGATCGTCATGTCGCTGTTCGGTGAGCTGATGCCCGAGATCCCCTCGGCCGAGCTCGAGGTCGAGGAGGAAGACGAACCGGACCCGGCCGCGTTCCCGCCCCCCGGCCAGCCCGACATGCCCGAGCAGGAGCCGCACGAGGGCGGCGCGCCGCCGGCCATCCCCGGCGTGCCCGGCCTGCCGTCCGGCACACCTGCGCCCGTGCACATCTACGACCCGAACAACTAGCCCATGGCCGGCGCGCAGGACACGATGACGCAGTGGGACCTGGCCGACCGCCAGGCCCTGCAACTCGAGCTGTCCTCGGCCGCCACGGTCACCAAACCCCTGCGGCACGCGGCCGCAGCCCTCACGGCGATGCTGCTCGCCCTCGGCGCCCGCTACGCCGACGACCAGGGCCAGATCCCCCCGCAGCGCCAAGCCGAGATCCGCGCCGCCCTGGACGCCGCGCTGGCCGGGCTCGCGGTGGACGTGGCGGCCGAGACCACCCGTGCAGTGGCGGCGGCGATCGCGCTTGCGGTGCGGCAGGAGACCCGGGCCCTGCGTGCCCTCGGCGTCGACGCGAAGAGGCTGCGGCTGCGGCCTGATGATCCGCTGCTCGCACAGGCCGGGGCATCCTCCACCCGCGTGCTCGCCGCTGCGATTAGCGACGCACGGCGGTTCGCCGCCTCGGTGCCGCTGGCCAGCGTGGCGCAACTTGAGGCGGTCGCAGCGAAAGCCGCTGGGATCGCGCCCCGCGTGGAAGCAAACGTGCGGTTCTTGACGAACCGCGCGATCAACGAGACCACTCGGCAGCTCGCGAAGGAGGCGACGCAGCTTGTGGCACCTCCGATGCCCCCCATGGGCCGCATCACGCTGCCATCGGCCAATACGCCGCTCGCATTGCCGCCCGGGGGTCCTCCACCGCTCGAACCGGCGCGGGCGCCTCTGATCCAATCGTCAATGCGTTTAGTTTGGATAGCAGAGCGCGACGCCTGTCTCACGTGCTTAGCGCTGGCAGGGCACGTCTCCGATCCGAACAGCGGGATCGGATTCGACGAGGATGCGAGCTTCTCTCCGCATGGCGCACCACCCGTTTGGCCGCCGGGGATGCCGCTGCTAGCGCCCCCGCGCCATCCCAACTGCCTGCCGGGAGACGCCCTCGTAACGTCCAGTGCCAGGATCACGGGTGCGAGCGCGCGGATATATCACGGTGAGCTCGTCGAGATCCGCACTCTCTCGCAGAAGGTCTTCACCGCCACCCCCAACCATCCTGTACTCACGGACCGCGGATGGGTTCCGATCGGCGCTCTTCAACGCGGCGGCTATATAGTCAGCACCCTGAGACGTGAGGGGACACTCCTCGGTGATGACCACTATGAGAACGTGCCAGCCCGCATCCAGGATGTAGCGGAAGCGCTCCTGGGCTCGGGCGAGGTGGCGTCCGCCGAAGTGCCAACGTCCGCCGAAGACTTCCACGGCGACGGGGGCGGCAGCAAGGTCGCAGTTGTAGGGTCCGATCGCCTTCTGCGGCACCGTGGGGACACCTCGCTCTGCCAGCATCATCGCGAGATGGCGTTCCAGATTGCTGGCCTGCCGCTGGGATCGCTCGTTGCCGAGCGCGCGGCGCAAGAGCTCCTCCTCGCTGGCCCGGGCGCCGCGGCGAGCACCATTCGCCGCTCGGGCCAATCGCTTCCGTTCCTCGGAGCTGGTGGACTGCATGCGGACCACCATTCCCTGGCTGCGGTTACGCGGTTGAACCCCGGCCTCGAGCAGGACTCGACGGATCGTCGCGCGGCTGACTCCGTGGGCTTCGGCGAGCGACTTCTCGCTAGTCCCGTCGGTGTAGCGCTGGATCAGATCGTTGAGGTCCGGCGGTATCCATTTGAGGGGCACGTCTACAACCTCGAGACGGATGAAGGATGGTACATCGGCAATGGCATTGTAACCCACAACTGCCGATGCCGGCTGCGCATCATCACCGCAGACAACACCCTCGTGCCTGAGACGCTGCGCCTGAACGCGCAACGCTCCGTGCTGCGTGGCTTGTCCGGCTACGACTCCAACCGGTCCCGCATGACCGCCGCGCGGCGGCTGCTGGCCCACGGCACCGGGCTGCCCGGTGCCGTCCACGAACGTGCCGCCCGCGACCTCGCGCGCGGCCGCTTCACCAAACCCCGGGGGCCGCTGGCCAAGCGCCGCTACCCCCAGTCCCGATAAGCGGAGGAAACCATGGCAGACGACCCGACCACACCCGGCCCGGCCGACCCCGAGCCGGCCGACCCGGACGAGCTCGAGGAGGTCGACGACCCGCAGGACGGCGACGACCCCGAGGGCGAGCCGTGGACGCCTCCGACCCGTGAGGAGTGGGCGGCGCAGCAGGCCGCACTCGAGGCGGAGCGCGCGAAGCTCAAGCGGGCCCGCGACCAGGCCAAGCGGCTGCGCGAAGGCAAGCCCTCCACCGATCCGGCCGCGCCCGCGC